ATAACTCTGACTTATTTGCCTTACCTGAGATTGCACTGGAAGTAATAAAACCTAAATCATTCTCCAAATCAGAAACCTTAGATGGGATTTCAATTGAACTTCCACCTGATTCAACCAATGCTTCCACCTCTTCCTTAGTATAGAATTGTTCTAATGATTCAGCCTCAGTCAAGAAATCACTATCATCCTGTAAATCTGAAATCTTGGTAGGAATAGTTGCTGAGATTTCTTCTTTTGCCTCTTCAATAGCATCTCTTACCTCAGTTTTCTTTGCATAGAGAAATAAGTCTGATGTTAGATTAATCTCAGAAGAATAATCAAGAACTTCTGTATTGATAGAAGAAGTTGAATCAGAACCATTAGAAGTTTGATTTTTGAGTTTGTTAGATAAACAGAAACAATCTATGTAATCAAGGGAAACCATATCAGATTCACCACTGTTCTCACTAAGGAATAATCTATAAACACCATTAGATTTCTGGTCTTTGCCATAGAAAATTCCGCTGATTACATTATCATTTATTACATAGTCAAATACCTGTTTTCTATCATACTTATCATATAGTTCTACAGATATGTTCTTTCCAGCAAAATCTTCTGGCTGCTGGAATCTTGTTATAGTCCAATTAATCTGGATATCATTTCCTATTCTTATAGTTTTCATATTAGAATTCAAGTTTCTAAGTTATTATGTTGTATGTTATTCTTTGTCTTCTTTCTTCTTTCCTACTTGTGCTACTTGTTTAAGGTTATCTATTGAAAGATTGATTCCAAGTAAACCAGAAACAAATACCAAGAGTTGTGCTGTAAACCACAACACGGATGCATCAATAATTCCCGTTGGTGGTATAAAAAGTGCAATAAACCCTATAACAATGGCTGCTAAAAAGGATACTACACTTATAATTTCCTTAATTGTTTTGTGTTCCATTGTCTCTCATAAGTTTTATTAATCTACTAAACCAATCTCTCCAATCTTGCATGAGTTTATACACCTTGGTATTCTCAGTGGTTTTGTGAGATTGATAATTTAGCATTATTCCTATCTGGTCATCATTGGAAAAAATCTTATTAATAAGTCTTGCCTTAAGTTTCCTATCTTCATTGATAAATACTGCAAACTTATCATCAATCATAGCAATATTACCTAATATCTTTATGTTGGATAAATCTATATCTTCTTCAGCGCATTCTTTATCAACAGGAAATGAAAAGGCCATCTCATTATCAGATTTAAGTATTTTACCTGCTTCTGGAAGTTGTTTATCACCATATATAATCATAGTCTTATTATTTAATTTGTTATAATTTTGATATGGGAGAATAATGAATTCTCCCATATCTTTTTAAAGAGTTTTACTTAAAGTAAAGTCACTATAAGTAGATCTTAATAAGCAGTTTGTCCAACCAGTAGTATCATAACCAGTTGCATCTGATGGTACATAAAGTACATTATTTCCTGTACCTCTATTATTAGAACCAGTTGCATTTGATGGAACATCTCCCCAAGAGGAAGTAGCAGAATATGTATCACTACTTGTTGGAGTATATACTGTTGGAGCAGTACTTCTATTAATAATAATTGTACTTAAATTTTCACATCCTGCAAAAGCAAATCTACCAATATAATTTACACTACTTGGTATTTCAATTGAAGTTAATCCAGTACAACCATAAAAAGCATTATTATTAATTCCTAATACAGAAGAAGGAATAACTGTATTTTTACATCCAAGTACCAAATAATTATTAAATTTATGGATTAAACAATTACTACCATTATCATCACTGAAAACAGGATTATCTTGTGCAACCACTATTGACGTTAAACTATTACTACATCCAAAAAATACTTCACCAAAATCAGAATTAGATACATTATATGTATTACCTGCAATATTTATCACTGATGCTGGAATATTAATACTTGTTAATCCTGTACATCTATGAAATGCTCTATATTCAATTGTTGTAATTGTATTTGGTATTGAGACTGATGTCAATCCAGAACAAAGATTGAAGCAATAAATTCCAATCTTATTTACAGTATATGACTTATTGTTATATGTGATTGAAGAAGGAATTACAATATCACCTGTATAGATTGATGGGTAACTAGAACTGTATTTACCATCTGATGTATATTGCATTACAACACAATCTTTAGTTCCTGTATTTAACTTATATCTAATTCCATCTATTACAAGATAATATACATTCCAATCATAATATCCTAAATAGTAAGCTGAATCACTAAACCATGAACTAAAATCAACATTATCAGGAAAATATACAGTACCACCCATTCTAATATATCTGAATGTATCTGAGACTACAGTTGGACATTTGGTTGTTTCTGTTATGTAGATTTGAGTTAAACTTGAACAACTATTGAATGCACCACTACCAATACTATTAATTGTACCCTTTATTATGACTTTTTGCAAGGATGAACAACCATAACATATTTGCTGACCTAATGTAGTTGCATCTCCAAACTCAACCTCAGTTGCACTGTTTATATTATATAGCAAATAAGTCAAATCATATCCTGCTGCACATCTTACTTCAATATTATGTGTTCCTGTTGTAGTAAAGTTGTATGTTTTGGTTGGGGTAATTTCAACACCATCAACAGTCATTGATTTCACATTTCCAATATTTGCACTGGAAGTTGCCATTAGAACGTTATTATCTCCAGTTTCAGTTATGTTATATTTAATCTTTGCATATGCTCCAAGTTGTACATAATTTACTGCAAACTGATTACTATAAGAATATACCCCAACTGTACTTTCACCAAATAACTGTGGATAATCTAATGATACATATGCTTGTACATTACTATAACTTTGTGTAATTCCATTGATACTTAAATCAAATCCAGTATTTGTCTGATTAGATATTGTATATTTACCCCGTGGTATTCCAAGAACTCCACTACTACTACTAATAGTACTACCAGCAGGTATTGTATATGAAATATGAGTACTACCAACTCCATTATAGCAAGTCAAATCACTTACTGCATCATATGTTGCTCCTTCTGGGGAACCTAAACAATTGATATAGAATGGAACATATACATATACTTCATTCTTATTACTATCATGAAGTGGAAATCTCCAATAAACCTTGTACTGAGCAACAGAATATTCATATAAGATAAAATAATATTCTCCACTATAACCACCACTGAATGGATTACCATCAAATTGGTAATTAGTACCAACATACAAATCATCAATAATTCCAGTGAAATCAAATCTACCCATTGAAGTTGAAATATCATCCGCATATAAATCAATAACAGCATTTCTGAGTACATAATCATTTCTTACAACAGTATGTTCTGAATCTGAGAAATCCTGAATATGAATATCAAGATGGCAACAACTGATTGTAATACTACTTGTCAATGTCTGATTACTTGTAGTTATGATTGTGTAAGTGATAGTAATATTCTCAATCTTATCAAATGTAGTAGAGTTGATAGTAAGAGAGTTTTTCTTCTCAACAGTTGTAAGATTAATTGTACTATCTACACTCCAACCATATGATTTTATATTATTACCATCAGTAGAAACAGATATAACTACACTGTCATTCTGGAAGATTGTATTTTCAGAAGCAGCAAGTGAAACTGTTGTAATTGCTGTTGGAACATATGTGATGTACAAAGGGCTATTCTCACTCCAAACTGATTCACCAAACCTATTTTCAATTGCTTCTATTTCTGCATTACTTAGTGATTTTGCAAGATATATAGAACCAGTAATAGAACAGTTAATGCTTTCATCAGTTAGAATATTAATGTATTTATCCACATTTTCAGAAGTGGTAGTGATATGAATCTTTCTTAAATCAACAGAGGTAAGAGTATCCACATTTGAGATAACATCATCAGCCAGAGAACTATTATCTGTAGTCAGAGAAAGTAGATTAGTATATCCTTCAACAGAGAATACTGAAATATTAGGACAGTTAATAACGGTTATTGAAGTTAGGTCTGGAAGATAAACTGTTGTAAGTTTTTCTGTTTCAGGTAGAATAACTGTATTTAAACCTGTTCCCCTCAAATCAACATATTCAAGTTTTAAACATCCACTTAAATCAAGAGAGCCACCAAGTGTAGAGCATCCATAAAGAGATAATCTTCTCAATGCAGGACAATTGACAGTCATACTTCTGGGTCTGAATTCATATGAGGAAACATTTCTGCTGTCTGCACTGAATTCAAGAAGTCTTTTACCATTAAGTCTGAATGCTTCACTAAGAGATATACCACCAAATTCACCAAGACTTGTATAGTAGTCTGAACCATAAATGTAGGTATCAGTATTACCATCAGTTGCAAGTAAGACAGTTGTGTATTGAGTTAAGGCAGGTACTCTCTGTGTATCAGTAGAGAGATATTGTCCAGTTCCAGCCTTAGGATATAACCACTGCCATGGGGTTAGAGTAAATTGATAAGTAGGGTTTTCACCAGCCACTGTAGGCATACTTCTAAACATGACATTAGGTTCAACTGTACTTCTTACATAGAATGGGTCTGCTGAACTCCAAGACTGAAGATAAGGAATTCTTCTCTTCCACCACTGCTTTTCTGCTTCAAGTTGATTACCCAAAGACTGTGTAATAGGAGGTGTAGCATTATCATATTTTCCTTGTGCTTCTGCTACTGCTGCTTCTTCATAGAGAAGTCTGGCTGTTTCATTATAAGCAACAGCAGGGAAATACTCTTGAACATTGAAGAAATAGTGCTGAATACAATTAGCTGGTGTTTCAAACTTACTTCTCATAGTGTTGAATACCTGTCTCATCATATTCTTTTCCTCTGATTCAAATGCTTTTTCCATTAAGCAGAAGAAGTTATTAGTATCACCGTTAAAATATGGTTTATTTTCTGGGTCAATATCATGCTCTTCTACATAATATGGTTTAGTCTTTCTACCAACATTATCCGTTAGGAAAAGGGTATCCATATCATCCTGAGCAAGACAAATCTTATGGCTTACTGGGTCAAGGTATTCATAGGTATTCTTACACCAGTTATCAGATGCTGCAATAAGTTTAAGAATAACCATTGAATAAAGAACATCATTTACATTGTAGTAGATAGAAACTTTACTCTTAAAATCATTTACCCTCCAATTTATAATGGCTGTTGTATAGTCTGTATCACTAGAGAAGTTTGCTCTAAGTAATCCTGTCTGTGTTTCAAGATTAAGGACTTCATAAACAGGCAGAACATCAATTACCTTTTCACCAACCTTATTAGCCAGATGATTATCTACATCTTCCTGAGTTGCAGAATGATATTCACAAGGGGTAGTATTGATTATACTTGCATCAACCCAAGTATTACTAATCCAATCATATCTCTTGACATTCTTGGTAGAAGTATTCCAGTATTGATAGGAAGCATCAGTTAATTCTGAATCTTGTGTATATGCTCTAAGTCTAGGTGAATGAAGATATGAGAAATTAAATGCATCTTTAAAGTAATGAATCATATCTTGATTACCCATACCATAGTCTAAGTTGCCTTGTCCTGCATATTCATAGTATTCCTCTCCTGCATTATAAACAACCTCACCATCAACCCAAGGAACTTGTCTTAGTGTAAGTGGCATACCATTATCAGAACCTTCAAGGATAAGATAATCAGGGAATACTTTCTTATCATATCCAAATGTAGGCTTATCATATTTAGCTGAACCAAAAGTCATTAAACCATAGAAGACTGGCTGTGAAGAATCATTATCTTTCACAAAGTATAAGAATGGTTTCTCATGAACACTTACTCTAACATTCTCATAACCCTGAGTAGCGGTGATAGAGTTTCCACCTACAATCTCTCTCCATAAATCAGTATAAAGAGCAGTAGAACCAATCTTATGTGATTGCATTGAAGAAGCCCAGTTAAGTTTAGCAACAAGTTTCTTTGCTTCTGGGTCATTATCAGTTAATGCATAACCACTGAAAGTATCTCCATTCAAGTTAGTAAATACTGATGGATTTGCAAGTTTGTCCATATCATACTGGTGATTCCACTTCCAATAACCTCTTGAAGAAGAACCTTGTCCCTTAATTCTAAGGTTTGTTATATCTCCTGAGTGGACATTATCACCAATTATATTTATATTCAATTTACCCTCATATTCTTTATTACCTGTTGAGTAAGAAGGGAATTTACCTGTCCAAACTAATGTATTATACTTAACTTTAGCCTTGTCATAAGAAATAGTACCATTAGAAGAAAGAATATCATTACTTGCTTTATATGCTATCTTTTCTTCAATAGTAGGAATACTTGACATATAGTCTTGTCTGACATCAGAAGCAGATAATCCTTTCTTATAAACTCTAATGCCATATATATCAATATCTGTGTTATTTGAACCAATCTCAATATTAAGAGTGCCATTTTTGAATATATCAGAAGAAGTATAAAGAATCTCACGGTTCATTACACCATTAACAAAGAATCTGATATAATTCAATCCACTATTAGCAAGATTTGGAATTATATTAACGGCAAGGTGTGTTCTTTCTCCCTCTTGGAATATTACATCTTGGTCTCTCTTAGTCTGGTTTTCTGCTGTATAAAAAGCACACTCAGTTGGATTCATAATGAAACCCAGCGGTTTATTATCCGCGGTTTCTGAGGATATCTTAAATATAACATCAGAATCATCAAACATATTGAATGTCTTAAAATCTATCTCAAAGGTAGTTCCGTTTGTGAGGTTATTAAGAGCATCATAGTTAATAGTCAGTTTATGTTCAGCAGGAACTCTAAGAACCTGAATACCACTTTCATCACTTACCCAACCATCATTAATAAATTCAAAACCAGTAAAAGTTGATAAGACTGTATATCCATTTACTGAGTTAATGATTCTTGCTGGATTAGTTTCACTATTATTTCTTACTTTAGGGTTAAGAACAAAGTCAGCACCAACAGTAGGAGACATCTTTTCAGTATTGTCAATTGAAACTATATAAGGCTCACAGTTGAAGTTTGCTGAATTTACTGAAACTACACCCTGAAAATCATCTAATGCAGATTCTATTTCAAGAGTAGCATATACTGGGTAAACAGTGCCTACCTGACAGTCATTGAGTGTTAAATGAAGAAATTCAGTCTCAGCATCAGTACTTCTTATATAGATATCAACATCAGCATTTTGGTTATACAGTGATAAATCAAATAAATGAGCATTAGTATAGTTAACTATATTCTGGCTTACATTATTAAGAATGATGATAGTGCCTGATTCAGAACCATCACTGTAGTAGAATTGATTCTTTTCATGATAAGAAACTAACTCCGTCCCATCTACACTTAACCATGCATCTACATCTATTGTACCTGATTCAAGAGCCATTGACATAAGTGGGGTTGTATATGGAACTTCAATGTAAGTACCATTTCCAATAGGATAATCAAAAGTATTACTTACACCATTCTGAGTTATCTTAATATGGAGTGTTTTGGCTACTTGTCCCTGAATATAATACTGTAATTGAAGTGCAGTAAGTGGTTGAGATGTAGGAGTAGCATTCTCAATCTTAAGGGTAGTATTGATGATACTCTGGAAGGTAATATTTGAAGAAATACTTCCATTAACATTATCTTCAACTCTCATTCTTATCTTATTATCACCATCAACCAGATAAGAAGTTATATCATATTCCTTGAATTCTGGATTATCCCATGGGGTAGGTGAAATAACTACTCTTCCTACTTCCTGAAATGCACTACCATTGGCACTTCTGGAAATAATCAAAGTACCATCATTGTATGTATCAGATATTGCACCAGAAGTAGGATTAGTTGCAGTAGAGGTATATCTGAGATTAACTTTTACACCATCACCAAGATTAACAAGTTTCTGAGTATCAGAGTTAGTAGTGAGATTTACACTAAAAGTATCATTCTCAATATTAGGGAGTTGAACCTTAAACAGTGGGGTAATAGAAGAATCACCATTTACCCATGCTTCATATTGTTCATAATCAGTAAAGCCATAAAGATAGTAGTAATCACCTTCTTTAGTTCTACTCCTATAAAGATAACCACATCTATTTTTAAGTTCCTCTTTGATAAATTTCTCTACACTAGAACCAGCATAGTTTTCCCAAGAGGTATTTATATCAGGAATATCATTATAATTTATCTTTGCCATATTTAATATATTTTATTAATGTTTTTTAAATTCTTTCCATCCTTCTTTATAGAGCCATGCCTTCTTTGGAATCCACATACCACTACCAAAACAACTTCTGATTGCTTCCCAAACAATTTTACCTCCTTTATAAATAGTAGAGATTACCTTATTGTTTGCAAAAATTTCTGTTATATCTTTATTATTTACATGTAGTGCCATAACTCTTAGTCCTCTTCATAAACAAAATAGAAAGTATTATAATCATGTTCTGCCATTTCATCATACTCTGATTCTGATAGCACAACATGTTCAGGAGTTTCAGCCTTAAAAATCTCTAATCCATTGATTCTTGAGGCATGGCTGCTTAATGTGTCCGCTAAAGAATGCAGCTCTTCATGATGTTCCACATCCATGTCATCAATCTGCTGTTGTAAGTTAGAATCAGTAGTTTCCAGATTCTGAATATCAAGTCTCTGGTCTGCTGTTTCAACCTCTAAACTATTTACTCTGGAAACATTGCTGCTAACTACTTCAGCCAAATCATGTATCTCTTCATGTAGTTCTATATCTTCATTATCAAGAAGACTGGCTTTTGAATTGAACAGAGCAATCTCTGCATCACTATCAACTATATGAAGATTAATCCTATTAGTTTCACTAGATAAACTATTTGACAGTGCTGATACTTGAGTTTGAAGAGCACTAACCGCATTATTTAATTGCTGTATTTGTTCAGTTGTAGTCATTGCTATATATTATTTATGTTATTATATTTTAAGCCAGTTTAACCCAAGATTTAAAAGTCTAAGAACAGGATGATGTGCTCTGTAATATACTGTCATAGTACCGCCATCACCATCAGGTACATTATTATTACTATTGGTAGGTGAAAGTGGATATGAACTATATTCATTATATGGATAAGTTGAAGCATTTGGATAGTAATTATTATTACTTTCTACAGTTTCTATTGGAATTAAAATTTTACCGCTGTATCTTACTGCAACACTTACATAGTCATTACCATAAATAGTTAGTTCTCTACCAACTCCATAAGTACTTGCATCTGGTAAATAAATAGTTGTTGCACTTGTAATTCCAGTAGCATTTACTATACTTGCTGAAGAATCAATCTGTGTGGTAGAACTTGAAACAGTCTGTACTTTTGAAGTAATCTTTAATCCATTAGCATTATCAAGAGATATACCTGCATCACCCCACCTCATTTCAATACCACTTTCACTGGCTTTAAAGTATTCATCAGTATTTTCAGTATGGAATACAATACCATCTCTACCTATTATAGTTAATGAATCTGTTGGTTTCTTGACTTTTACTTTACTTACTACAGAGGTATCAAAATAATAGTATGGATTGCTTTGCTGATTATCAAATGTTATACTTGCATATACATTAAATACTATATCTAATAAAAGTCTATAGTTTCCAGCAGTTGTGATTTCTCTGTTATTAAAAATTGCAGAGTTAAATTTGATTGTAGCATATTCAGCAGATATATCAATGGTAGAACTACTTGTGATATTTTCAGAAGATACATTAGTCCAATTACCATTGCTATATCTTTGTAATCTCATGATAACTGAAGATATGCTCTGGCTTCCTCTATTTGAAGTATAGCTTGTACCCTTAAATAATGCTCTTGTGCTTATACTTGAAGAGAAATCAGAAACCGTTATTTTATCCTGAGTAGTCATTTCTCCAAGATTCAGTGTCTGTGAAAGATTTAATGAACCATTTGTTAGGTAGTATTCCCATTTATGATTCCAACTCCATATAAACTCTGTCCAAGTATGATGTTCAGTAATAGTTCCAGAAGGGTAAAGTCTTCCACTGATTGAACTAAAATATTGTGTTGTCTCAGGATTAACTGCATCTGATGGTATCTGTTCTGGTGATATTTTAACCCTCATTTTACCATCTTCATCCCATACAGTAAGTGTATCTATATCATCATCACCATTCTGCCTTACTTCTACACTACCAACCATCTTAATAGTAGAATTTTCTCCATCAAGGTGAATACCTACTTTCTCTAAACCAGTAGTAATATCAGTAGAGAAGATATTGATTCTCTCATTTATATCAATATAGTTTCCATTGTAATTGACTAAGAAACTACCCTGAAATTCATTATTATCCGCTGATATGATTGTAGTTCTATATCTGTTAAGTAAGCCAAAAGTTCTTATTCCTTTATATTGTGCAATGGAAGGTGGTTTTAATTCTGTATCCATTGGGTCTATTGAAGAAAGAATTATTGCACCCTGTCTATCACCATTCCATAAGTGTCCAAGAGAAACTATATTATCACCTACTTCTGGGTTAAAAGTACCATATCCAAATTTAAACTCAGGTATCATTACACCATCTTCTACATCATTGTTAGAATAAGGTACATTACCCTGAATACCTGAAGTGTTGATTAAAGTGCCTAAACCATAGGTATTCCCATTTGAATCAGTGAAGAATTTAAAGATATCAATGTAAGTACAATTATTTCCCAAATAAGATTCAGAACCAACGGCTAAAACAAAAGTCCAGTAATCTTTATTTGAAAAAGCAGTACCATCACTATTTCCAAGATTAACGGTTTTGCATCTAACCATATCACCAATTTCAAATTCAGAGAGAGTTTTATGAGTACCATCATCATTCTTCATATAAACTCTTTTGGCGGTTAGTGAGACAATATTTGCAGTACTAAACAATGTCTTTAATCCATATATACCTGTTCCTTCAAATTCATTATAGAACATTTCAGTATATGGTGATGAGTTTTCATCCACTTCATATTCTATATCTTCACCAACAAAATCCACTTCCATATTTGCAGGTGTTATTAAGATATTTCCACCTGCTGCTTTAACCTTGTCAATTATAAGTTCCCAGAAATGTGCTGCACCAAGAACATTTAAAGTCTGTGTTGTAAGAGTATCACTAACAGTTAAATTTCCGTTTAAATCAACTCCATCTTTGTTATGATTTTCACTGGTGTATCTGGAAATAGGAATATCAACCCAAGTACCATTACCTTTAAGAAATTTAACATTATCATTAAGTGTTCCCTGTATTTCATTAACATTGGATTTTGGAGCTGGCACTAAACCATGAATACCATCTTCAGTAGCGGTTGAACCTATAAAATCTCTTATATTTTCAGTTTTCCCACCACCTTCTGTATATGAAGAGGAAGTAGGTGAAAACAGTGAATTTGCTCCACCTACAGTTCCTTTATTTTCAACCTCTCCATACTTGTTTCTTGAAAGTTTTGGTCTATTAATAACTTGATAATCCATATTTAATATTCAATTAATTTAATTGTATTGTTATTGTATTTCACATCAAAGGATTGAGCATCTACTATATATTTGCCACCTAGTGAGGCTACATAGACAACTGAGTATGGATTAATCAAGCCATGAATATTGCACTCATAAATCCTCTTAGGGGAATTGTAGTGTTCATAGTACATATCAATTATATTCTTTTCCTGTTCCTTGTAAGAATCACCATTAGTATGCTTAATGTTAGATACATAGGTGTCATCAGTTGTGATATAACTTCTTGATATGGGTTTATCCTTCTGTTGTGTGTTTATTTTAAGTTCAATATCAGAGAAATCATTTACATAATCATCATTTATAATGTTTGTGTAAAGAATATCATCTGAGTTTGTAGTATTTGAATTATGCTGTGAATACCAAACATTACTATCTGTATAGACATAACCAATTTCAAAATCCTTACAATATATCACAGGTGGTACATCAAGCCATCTAAAAGAACCTGGTGCTCCACTTCCACTCTGAGATAAAACATCTGCTAAATCCATAAATTCTTTATTGATACTAAGTGGAGTATAGACAGTTATTTTCAATTTACCGTGTGAAGGGTGTGAGGATATTGAAGAATCTATTGGAATACAGTATGCTTGCTCTCCAACTTTATCTGTAAAATCAGTATTAGGTACTATACTTGCCCATTCAAATGCTGGCATATATTCTTCATCCTCATCTGATTCAGGATTGTTATTAAATGGTAAATAGAAGGTTGATTCAGTTGTAGTCCAAGCAGAACCATTCCAATATTTATCACCTAGTTGTACTTTAAGTTTCCACATACTGAATCCTTTACCAAATGGAAGAATTTCTACACCATACTGAGTAAGAAAATTGGTTAAATCAAATGTTCCAAAATAGTAGTGCGTTGAATTACCCATATATGTTTTTGCAACACCTATTAATTTTTGTTCATCTATTTCTGTTGCTTTTTCTACAGGTGAAGTTGTGTACCATTTTGAATTCTCATTGACAATCTTTAAAGTATTCTCATTCTTATCCCCAAACTTAGCATCATTATATTGATAGAATAGGCTACCTTTTATTGTAATCCAACTCTTTCCTGAACTTGGTTTATACATCACTTCTTCTGGGACTTCATATTCTAACACTGGCAACTCACATTTCTTCAGAACATTATAGTTCATTGTGCCATTATTGTTAATAACATCATTTGTATTGAAGAAGGTAAGCATATCTTCCCAATCAAGTGAAGTAGGGATAATATTTCCAGTATTGGGTCTATAAGCATAGTGTTGAATCAGACACCCATGAGTATTGCAGTATCTATTAATAGTTCCTGTTGTGTATTGAGAGCCAATTGCATCTTCATAGTAGTTCATTCCATCTTCATTAAAAACCTCTTGTGGAGTACCACTTTCATTAATACTTCTCATGGAGTAAAAATGATGCTTCCAATTAGTAGAAGGTTTTAATCTACATATAGTTTGGTATGTATAACCTGTAGTAGTTGTTGTTATTTCATCTGGTCTGAGCCAATGCGTCTTTACTGTGGTTGTAGTCCATTTACCTGCATTAGTACCCATATTCTTTTCATCAGTAATAGAGATATGAGTATTATCTTCAAAAATATCAGGAGCAATTTCTTCAATTTCATAAAGATTATCAGAAACTTCTATCTTATTGAATACTTCATCCATAGATAGTGAAGGCTCACCACCTGCATATGTATCTTTAGATATATTTAAAGTATCACTTAAACTAACACTTGCATTAGCAAGAGTACCTGTTGCTATTTCATATGAAGAGTAGGTTGGAGAATTTGTTTTAACTATGTACCTGTAATCCAAACAATAAACATCTTCTCCAGAAGGAACTAAACTCCAACCAAGAAATCTAAGTATCTCTTCAAGTACTTCATACTGTTTCCATGCAGAATGTTCATCATCATCATCAAAGAAATTACCCTCACTAAGAAATAAACTATTGATTACATTAGTTGTTGTTCCATTTAATCCTGTTAGTGAGTTTGGAACATATAACATACCTGAATAACCAGCATTTCTAAGAAGAGTATTCATTATCTGTATTAAACTCTCATAAGAAGGTTCTCCAGTAATAGGAACATAATCAAAATTCTTAAGTACACTAACTGCATCAACTGCTTCAAGTGATATATTATCTATGTATGTATATGACTGTGAGTATGAATTAGGAGTAAGATATCCAAAGAATACTGTATTTAAGCCTTTCTGAACCCTAACTGATACTCCTTTTGCAGTTGGTGAGTATAAATCAAACATCCAATGCTTAGAAACTACATCTATTGTACAGCTTCTTGATTTGATTGGTGAGAATATTCCATCACTTTCAGAAGAGATAACGCACGGTGTTTCTCCAAAAGTTATCTCTTCTTCCTCTGATGAACTTATCATATGAGCATCTATTGTAATTGTATATTCAGCGTTATGTATGTCTTTGAATTTTCCTATATATATACCCATAATTAAACTTTGTTTCTTTTCTTTTGTGTATTATTGATACATCCAATGAGTTCAGTACCTCTAATCTTAAATTCAACCTGTCCTCCACCTTTTGAACTAGTCATTGATTCTGAACCATCTAATAAGTTAAACAGTCTCTTTTGCTGAGAGCCGTTTAGTATCATTTCACCAGAATTTACTCTGGCAATATTGTAGTCTCCTATTGATGAACTGCCACCAATTATACCACCATTAGCAAAGTGTGGCATTGAAGAAAACATTGTAATAATTTCAGCCATAACAGAAGCAATTGCTGCAACTGCCATAAATGGTCCAACATAAGGAATATTTGCTACAGATTTACCTGCCTCAGCTGCTGCTGCTGCACCTGCTGAACCTGCTTCTGTTGCATTTGCTGTTGTTAAAGCAAGAAGTTGTGGAATTATCTTAGCAACTGTTTGAACTACTGATACACCAAATTGCATCCATGACTGTGTATTATCATCCATATTACTACCAAGTGCACTGAAAAGATTACTTACACTATCAAGTATATTACTATATCCTTCAACTTCTTCCATTGTCTTCTTGTAGTGTTCTTTCCACTCATCCAGTTGCTCCATCTGGGTTTCAAATGGAGATTTACCTGCAAGTTTCATCTCTGGGCCTTTAACCTTCCCAACAATAGGATTAAGTGTTGGTATTGCTTCAAGTGGAGTAGAAGTCAATCTCTTTTCTCTTGATTGTGCTTCAGCTAGTTGTTCATTTAATGCTTCAAGTGCTCTTACCTGATTCCACCACTCATCAGTACCAACTACTGCTGCTTCTTTAAGTTTCTCTGATTCTGAAATGGCTCTCTTAATTTCAGCAATTGAACCTATCTGAGCATTTACACTTGAAGAATTAGAACCACCACTGCCAGATGTTGTTCTATTGTTAATTTTGTTCATTGAATTAGCATATGAATCTAACTGTCCGTTAATGTTAATCATAGCAATTCTCTGTTCACCTAATTTCTTAAGTTCTTCATCAGAATATTTTTCAAGAAGAACATGATATGCAATCTGGTCTTTATATTTACTATTTAAGGCTGATAATTCCTTCTCATATTCAGGGGTTCTATTAATTGTAGACATACTTGTAGCACCCCATGAAGTAGGCATTGTTATATTTGTGGTATATCTTCCTTGTAATGCCTTTAACTCTTCTATGTAAGCATCATAACCTGCTTTTGCTTCTGCCTTTATCTGTTCTCTATTTGCTGAAGTATCAACCTCAAGCCACTTATCTAGGATTGCAAGTGCTCCTTCACCACTTAAACTACCACCTCTTGCATTAACTTCTGCAATAAGGGCATCTTCATAGTCTGACATCATTACACTGGCAGCACCTTTTAGTTCATCCAGTGCATCTTTCATATCCTTCTTAGCCTGTGCAACTTGTTCCTTAGTTGAATTAGGGTCAGAAAGGATTGCTCTTGCTGATGATAGTTTTTGATTAGCCTTAGCGGATTTAACACTATAGGACATGATAGTATTTCCTAACTGGTCTATAGCATTAGCAGCATCCCATCCTTTCTTAATTATTGAATCTAGACCTGCTGCAAAACTAGAAAAGTCAAAAGTAGCAATGGCACTGGCAAATTCTCTAACTACATTCTTGCCTGCTGATAGGGCATTGTTGAAACTATCACTAGTGGTCTGAGAACTAGCAACAATCTCTTTAAATGAACCAAGTGCAGCAGTAGCAGTTCCAATGGCAGGGGCTAATTTCTTTGCTACCCCTACTAAACCTACCAGACTTCCATCAAATCCAACTGCTTTTTCACTACTACTCTTTGCAGCACCACCAGCTTGTTCTAACTGTTGTTTTAGAGTGTTCAATTGGGTAGAGGCAGAGTTTAAAGAACCGCTAATAGCCTTTCCAAAATCACTCTTTTTGGCTTCATCAGATAGATTTGCCCACTGTATTTTAAGTTCTCTTACCTGAGATTCCAATGCTTTTGTTTGTTGAGTAGTGGACATATTTCCAGAAGCAACCTTTTCTAATTGCTTGACTACTCTCTTATATGCATTTACCTGTTCATTTGTAGCAGAAGTATTCCTATTGACAGTTTGAGAAGCAGTATTAGTAGCACTTACAAACTTATCCAATATATTTCTAGCCTCTTTTACTTCATTAACAAACTTACTAGTATCCGCACCAATAACTGCTGTTAAATTTGCCATAATATCTAATTATCTAAAGTGTTTTTTATAAATGAATTTAGGATAGATTCTGCATTTGTTAGTCCATTATCTACAGCACTATTGGACTTAATAAAGCCTTTATTTCCTTTACTATTCTTTCTATATGTAGTACCGCCTACAAAGAATCTTGTTTTGAAGGTATTAGGTTTTTCATTACTACCTAGTGCATGAATCTTTATCTGTGAGTTATTTAATCTACCAACCATGATTCCTTCTGCTAGTTCATCATATTTTTCAGTATGGTTAGTATAAAGATTTGCTGATTTTCTAAACTCACCCCTAATTTCATCCCTAATCTTAAATGCAGCAGCAACCACAGCCCTATCAATCTTGGAAATCATTTCATCAGAGAGAGTCTCTAAATCTCTTGTATCAAATATTAGTTTATTCTTTGCCATGTTCCTCAAATTGTTTAGAAAGTTTTGTCAATCTCTCTATATCTTCATTGGATATTTCATAGTTATGTTCCTCAAGTGGTTTTTCTTTATCATCTTCCCACTTGAATTTGCATATATCCTGCTGTGTTATGTGCTTTCTTGAATTAACTTGGGCAACTACATAGGCATTAAGTCTTGAAGTTTCCCATAAGTTTCTATCTAGATATGGGATATTTTCTACTATTTCACTTAGTTCCCATATACTGCATTCATCCATGAAGTATTCCAGACTACACACACGGAATTGAAATACTATTAGATTCAGAAGATAATGAAACAATAAGTCTGGACTATCATTATCCCCTGAAATTAGTTTTTTGTGAAATTATTGTTAGAATTTACATTATTCTTTAACCATTCAGCAAATTCTTGAATTGCATCAGGGTTCTCATCAAGGAAGTCAATGAAATCATCAAAACTAAGTGAATAATCCTTGCTTGAAGATATAACTACACAATACATAAAAACTACCATATCTGTAAGCAAGGTTGATGTTGAGAAAGTCTTATCTGTCATATTCTCATACATTAGTAGTGCTCTGATAGAATACTTTAGTTCAATCTCTTTATCTTTAATATTTAATTTCATAATATTTCAATTTTATTTGATTATTGTGTTGTAAAATTAAGGGCAGTAGAAACTAAAAATGCTCTACTGCCCCTGTTTTAATAGGCTGTAGTAAGCCTTTCTTTTAAAGTTAAAATCTTTTATTCAGGATTACCGCTATTCTGTGGAGCCTGCTTGGAAATGCTACCTACACCAGTAAGAGTAAGTGAGTAAGTTGCATTATCACCATTATTAGCATTAGCCACAAGAGAAGTAATCAATGCTTTTCCCTTATAGTATGAATCCTGAGATACCCAATAATCCTGAGTATAAGTGCCATCTGCTGGATTCTGTGAACTTTCAGCTGGGTCAACCTTTAAACCAAAGCGGATTTGAACAGGTTCTCCTGCAATCATTAAATCAAACAGTGAATCATAATCATGAGAAGTGTAAAGGTTCTCAGATGTGATTTCCCAAGAGAATCTGGATACTTCAGATGCTCCCCAAGGGCCATGGTCTTTTGTGCTGATATCAGAAGTCTCTGCTGTCATAGAGAAGGTATGATTAGTTGCAAAGGCAAATGCATGTCCTTCACTATTAAAGAGCATCAAATCCCTTCCCTTAATAATTTTATAACTATTATCTCTTGCCATATTATATATTTGTCTTAGTTTTTATTTATTATGAATGTAAACTGCAATCTTTGCACATATGCATTATTGCTGTATTCTTCTGTTGCCAATGATAAAGTAGCATCATTTATCACTAAATCATCATAATTGACAGACTGTTTTTCAAGAAGATTTCTTATCTTTGTTGCTATATCTACACTATCTGAATATTTGTCAGAAACAACAGTAATTTCAATGGAGACACTATCCTCATAATAACCATCCTTAGAACTTTCTGATTGAAGATTAACCCTTCTATAGATTATGAAAGGATATTTAGCATCATTATCAGCAATTAGAGGATAAACTTTACATGTGATATCTTTACTATCATTCAGAACAGAATAGATATACTTTCCTATGTTTAATGTATTAATCATCTATAAGTTCAGTTTTAATAGTTTTATTCATCATGCTTTTTTCTGGTTCTATATTCAGAATCCTGTAATATTTAGAATCCCATTTAATCTTATCATATTCTCCTACAGGTACATAATCCCTAACTTGGAATGTCTTGGTATGTGCAAAGAAAACTTCATCATTTTGGATTACTCTATTACCACCATCATGAATTAACCTTGCCTTAGTTGAATATTTAAGTACCCATTCTTCAGTCTGTTCTCCATATGAGTTTGTACTTAGTACCTTCTCATATATTTCAATTGGTTCAGTTAGTAATCCTGCTCTCATAAGTATTAAATATTTGCGTTTTTATAATCTCTATACATGGAAAGTATGTAGGATAAAGAATTTGGGACTTCAACAACCTGATTATATGCTACACTTTCACGGTTGTCATACATATTACCAACAAAAAGAAGTATAGAATGAAGAAGGGGATGAGGGATTTCCCCTTCTTCTGCTATAATATCTTCAAAAGTTCTATCAATATGCTTCTGAACTACTTCTTCAGCAACACTTTCCAAGTACATCAAATATTCATCATCAGCAGTATATTCTGCATCAATGTTTAAATGTTTCTTAATTGTTGATAAGTCTATAAGCATAGTTGATAGTTTTTATTAGGTTTATTAATTAGGCTCTGGTCTTACCAAATGCAAATGCTTCAGGGCGGAGAACCTTAGCATCAAAGTAGGCATTAACTACAAGACGCACACAACCATTAACTGCCTGAGTATATTCATCAACAGTGATATCAATGTCTCCCCAAGAACCAACTGCAAGGTTAGAGAAATCACCATAGATGTAAGCACCAGCAGTCTTTACATTAGAAGTAGTGAGTGCAGGAACACCATCAACAGCACCACCCTCATAAACAAGCTGAGTATTCTTGCTTGACTTAGCCATTGCTCTGAGGTCAGCCTTAGCACCAGTAGAAAGAAGATACTTCATATCACCATAAACATTAGCATCTTCAACACCAGCTTCAATTGCACAAACCTTAGCAAAGTCAGAACCATCAGCAAGAGTCTTACCATTGAACATACCACCAGGCTGAGTGGTAGAAGCAGCAGCACTACCAAAGATAGTTGCTTCAAGTTTGTCATTAAGCGCATTTACAATATCTCTGCGGATAGCCTGTTCTACACCAATAGTGTCCTGAGCAAGAAGTTTCTTGGAGATATCAACATAAGCAGTAAGACGCTTAGGCTGAAGCACTACAGAAGTAAAAGTATTAGTGTGAGCACCAGCAGCAGCAATCTCATCAGCCCAACCAACATTACCCTTACCCATTACAGGAACAGCAATGTCTCCCATTGGCATACCAGTGTAGAACTTTACACCAAGTTTAGCAAGAACGGAGTTTGCATAAAGAGGTTCAAGAATACCCTGAATTTCTTTCTCTACTACATCTTCACCTTCAGCAGCAACAGTGATTTCACCGCTTCTCTTTTCAATCTCAGTATCAGCATTGATACGGAACTGCTTTGTACCGTTCTCCATAGCGGAACGGATTTCCTTTACAATAGAAATGTTTTCTTTCATATTAGTTTTGTTTTTATTAGTTTTATTTAGTTTTCTTTCTTCTGCATCTTCATCTTCCTCTGGAAGTTCATTATCATAAGCAGATAGTTTTTCTTTAAGTTCATCAAGTTGAGATTTCAATTCTTTAATCTCTTCT